ATTAGCTATTAAGTTATCTAGCCAACCTAATTGACTATCATTACTTTTAGGAGTTGCAACCTCATTATTTGTAGGAGCTGTAACTTCTGCTGGTTTAGGAGTAGTAGAAGTTACAGCTGGCTGAGCTATAGCAGGTGTAGTTGCTTCATTAGCTCCTGCTATATTAGTATCTTTTACCGCTGGTTTATCATTAGCTATTAAGTTATCTAGCCAAGCTAAATTATCTGCCATTATTTATCCTTATTCTTGTGGTCTATTATAGCCGTCTGGAGCGGCGTCATTGCTCATACCTATTGCTGACATTATAGAACCCATATCACCTGCTCCTACATCAGCACTACCGTTAGCATCTCGTGGGTCCCTAGTTTCAGCTCCTGCAAGTTTGCTAGCCACTTGCTCAAATATATCAGCTATGTATTCGCTGTTGCGGGTTTTCATTGCACGCATACTTAAAGCTACAACTTTACCATAACTAGCTGGGTCGGTATTCATCAAGAAATTACCTGCTTGTCCTGACAATAGTTGGTCAAGCTGTAGTTTTTCTATATCGTCCGTTTCGTTATAGTTAGCTGTGGTTATTTCAATATCATACTCCAAAAACTCGATTTGTGTTTCTTTCTCTATCCAAGGGATTATCTTGGCATTGCCGTGGTCATCATAGGTTATATCCTTGATAACTATTTCTTCTTTGCCAGTCTCCTCATTAGGCATTAAGAAAGGTTTATTCAGCTCTATAAACCTATCTCCAGATCTTTGGTCGGCTATTCTTATCATCTTATAAGCTCTATAAAATAACTTAGCAAAATCTAGGATATTTATACCTATGCACTCATACATATACTCAATGTTAGAAGTAATGTAATTTAAGGCACTTGCGGTCATATTTTGTTGTAGCTTAATTTGGCGACCAGAAGCTGATGAACCCATCATACCTAAGAAGCTATCGTTTAGATTTAGGATAGTTTTAATCCTTTGTAGCGACCTATCTATAATAGTATATTGAGCTATTACGTCACCATTTAGATTATCTATTTTAACTCCGTGAATATCTTTCATTGGGATAATTGCATTAACCCTATTAAATACTTTAGTAAATTCCTCGACACTATCAACTGCCGTTTTGTTAATATAAACCTTATTTACGTTTGCTAATAGTTGTATTTGAATTAGGGCTTGGTTAATAGCTTTCTGACTTTCAAGAACTTCTCTAAATATGCCGTAAAAGCCTTTTTCATCACGCTCAAGATAGATAGGCATAATAGGGAATTTTTGTAAGTGGGTTACTTCTGTTTTCTCTAGTAAAGTATCTCCACTCCAAACTAGCTCCCAAATCTTGCCGTCCTCTTTCAGGTAGCTAGTTATAACTAAAAAGCTATCGTTCATCTTATATTTGTAAGCTTTGCCACTATCAGGATTATCTATACCTATAAATCCTACAGACTTGTTTATCTCCTCACTTTTACCCGGCCAAGTATCATCTATATCTTGGGCTGATATCCATCTATATTTGTGGATATATCTAGCATCGGAGTAATCCTCCTCACGAGATTTAGGGTCTGGGATAACTTCGTCCCAAGGTAGATAACGTAGTTTAATTTGAACGTCTTTAGTCCCGAATTCATCTTTCTTACCAGTGTCCTCAACTCTTATCTCAAATGCACAAATACCAGCTAGTAATAGGTCATCTATTAACTTAGTTTTCATACGATTAAATTTTGATATTCTTAACGTATATTGAACTATATCCTGCCCAACTGAAGCTATGTTTATATCCTCAATACCTACAGGCTTAACGTTTATGTTAGATATTGTAGAAGCTAGATAACCGCTAATAACACGCTTATAGGATTTTATAATGTTAAAAGTTTCTGCTGGCTGTTTCCTATTAACTAATGTATTAAGCTGTTTTATAGTATAGTGTTGGTTATGGTTAAAAGCTATAATCTCCTTAGCTTCCTCCCTACATTCACTATGCCAATTAGTAGCATATTCAAAATACTCCCTAGCTTTTTCTAATAATTTCTCACTCATTAGTTATCCTTTCTCTCTGCTACTATTTTAGCAGCCATAGCTTTCATTTCAGGAGATAAAGTAGAATACCACTGTTTCTGTTCCTCTGGAGATTTATCTTTAATTTTATTTATTTGGTCTTCCATAAATATACGTGTTTGTTTCTCCTCTACTTTATTTATATTTCCCTCATAGCGTTCCATACTACCGTAGATATATTTTTGCTTATAAGGGTCCATAGTTCCTATTTTACCTGCAACTAATGTATCCCAGTTTTTAGTAAATGCTTTTACACCCTCTAAAGTAGTATCTATTGATTTAAAATCTTTAACAGAGGCTTGTAAGCTATCTCTTTGAATACCTAACTCTGTTTCACTAAATGCAGCACCTGATTTAATTTGTATCATATCTGTAGATAATTGGTCTGCATAGCTTTGTATAAAGGTAGCTAAGTTGGTAGCTTTCTTTATGTCCTCGGTAGCAACGTCAGGGACGTATCTAGTTATCAAGGCAGCTATATTGTTATCTATTACAGTATCCCCGGTATAGTTTTTAAGCTGTCCCATAAGAACATCAAATTTTCTTAATCTGTTTCCTATAGCTAGGGCTTTCTGTATATCCTGAACAGCTTGTAATTGAGTTGCTGTTTTAGCTATATGCCTATTAAACATTTTATGGTCTTTACCTATAAAATCATAAGCCTCTTTGTCTGGCATTTCTAAAATCTGTTTATCTGTATCAGCTAATTTCTGCTCCTCTGCTTGCTTTTTATCGAAAACAGTCATTTTGGCTTCAGGATTAGTAGCTTTATACATTTGAGCTTGGGCAGATAACTCATTAGCGTGAGCATTTAATGCACGAGATTGGGCGTCCATACCAGCATACCTAGCTTCCTCATTATATTTATTTCCAGCAGCTGTATTTTTATATGCTTCCGCCTTTTTATTTTCAAGTTCGTATAAAGCTTTAGACCTAGCCATATCCTCGTTCATACGATTTATGTCAGCTAGTTTCATTTGTTTATCAAACCCTAGACCATAAGCTACCATATCTAATTGCATATGTCTTTCTTTACCGTCCTTAGTCGTAAATACCATCTCCTCCTTAGCAGGATTATATGTAACATCTATGACTGGATTGTCGGGAGCATTTCCCATAATACCATTTATCCATCTGCTTCCATCAGGGTCTATAACTACATCACGTTTAAATTGATTTACTGCTTGCTCTACATCTTTAGGCATTGTATATTCAGTTTTAACACCTCTGTATTTATTAGTTGCAGGGTCGTAAGTATATTTAGTTTTATCGAAATTCTCTGGTAAATTATTACCATCTATCTCCTCTTGTGTATCAGTCCTAAACTTACCTCTGTTATTAGTTACAGCATTGACAATATCTGTAAAACGTTCGGACATTTTTAATTTCTCATTACCAGCAGCCATCTTTAAATTTTCAACCCTAAGAGCGTCTAACTGGTATTGCATTTTCTCCATTTCAAGTTTATCTTTATCCATAATCTGCTGGGTTCTTTGCCTAGCTAATGCTCTTTGCTGTGATAACTCCTCATACTCTCGCTTGTCGTCTAGCCCTCGTTGATTTTCATATACACCTTGAGCAAAACCGCTACCTAAATTCCACATTATTTATCCTTTAAAACCCGAAGTTATTTGAGCCGTCTTGGCTATTATTAGTTCCAAACATATTAGCACCATTTCTACCATAGTTATACATTAAAGCACCAAATACATTACCTGCTGATTGTCCCGACATATCTGCTATTCTATTCCAGTTATTTTGCTGGTTAGCCATAGCTCCCATAGATTGTGCATTAGCATTAGCTAAGGATTGAGCCGCTATATTACCTTGTCCAGAAGCATAACCTAAGAAGCCCATCTGCTCATTACGCACTGACTGCTCGGCTTGTTCTGCTATATTTAACCTATCGTTTATAGCATTTTGCTCCATTTGAGCTAGTGTTTCTTGCTCGATACCTGAACCAGTTAATCCGCGTTGAGCTATGTTTTGCTGGACTTTATCCTGCGCCATTTTAAACTGCTTGTCATACCTATCTAGGTTACGGTTAGTTCTTTGCTCAGGTGTTAAGTTTGTGTAATAGTCAGCTAAGTTTTTCTCTAAATCGCCGTAAATAGCCCTGCGTTCCGCATCACGCTGGGCGGCCGCTTGTTGCTGGTCTCTAGCCATTTCTAGCTGTTGCTTACCAAGCTTATTAGCTTTATGGGCACCGTAAATAGCGGCTCCAGCCTGGGCTAAACCGATACCTGCTCCTATATAATTAAGCCAGCTCATATTTTTAAGCCTCCGTTATTTTAGTTTAATTGTATTATATCATAAGATACTTTAAAGTTATCTTAAGTTACGGTTATCAAAGATATATCTATAACTATATATCTGACCCTCACCGCTAATCTCAAGATGGATATATAACCCTTCGTTGAAATCTACTGGGATACCTATATTAGCTACTGTAGGTTTTTGGACATTATAAGATTGCTCGGTAACTAATGTATCATCAATAAATACTTTTACATTTAAATTACCTTTTAATACTATATTAACGTAGTTAAATTCCTTTAATATATCCATAGATGTTCCTATAAATTTAACCGTTTTAACTACCATAGTGCTATATTCTAGGCTGTCGTAGGCTTTATACAACTGAAAATTATTTACAAAATATAGTTGGTTATCATTTACACAACCAAATGAATTAGTAATATCCATTTCAGTTATTACTGGATGGTTAAGACCGAAATCCATTTTAACAACCTTAGTATCTGTAAATATGTAATAAATATCTCCAACTACTACAGCATTGATTATCTTTAAAGTCTCCCCAGGATTTACAAATGAATATCTACCCTTTGTTAAGTTATTTATAGTAGAACCTATAGATAACATAACATCGCCATCTGATATCCACACAACCGCATTTTTTATATTAGCTATAGATGATGGCTCAGAACACCCTATAGATTTAGATAAGTTAGAAATTGTATAGCTAACGCTATCAGTTCCTCCTAATAAATAAGTGCTATATTTAGTGAATACCATAAGACCTAGTGGTGAACTAGCAAGTCCTGTTATTTGCTCGTTTACCGTAACACACTGGAGTTCATTCCATATGTTAGGACGTCCTGGCTTACTGAAATAAACATAACTGCCTTTATAAGCGAATAAAGTAGCTTTATGCTCGACTAATCCTTTTAATCCAGTAACTTCTTTAATTTCTGTAAAATCTAAGAATTGCGGGCTCGGTATATCAGCTAGGTTATCTATAAATACGTTATTGCCTTTATATGATTGTAAGCTTATAAACTTATACATTGAGCTAGATATATCTTTGCGGTATATTTTAAGGCTATATTTTTCGTTAGGGTTCTCTACGTATAAATGTATCAATTTACTAAAGTTAAAGCAAGAGTTAGATTTTACTGGCAAGCTCTCCATTCCAGTAGCTTTATCGTATGCAGTTACAGCATAATAAATTTCATCAGTTCCGTTATTATTTACGTTTAATACAGACCCGAAAGCGTCTAGTAAATCTACGTCTATTTCCCATAATTTATCCGCAGCTACTCCATAAGTTATAGACCCGCCAAGTATAATAGCTATTCTATCACCATTATTTGCGGCAGTAGTGCCTTTTAAATGGAAAAATCTTTTACCATCTTTAAGATATTCTTTTATACCATCACTATAATTCTCTGTTGTAATAGTAGCGGCTATATTAACATATTTAGGGATAGTTCCGTCCTTAGGTTCTTTTTCATTAACCTTCTCAACAGGAGCTACAACTTTAATATTTTGTATCATAGTTTGTATTTGCTCTAATAAACTATCAGCTATACCATTTTTTATTCTAATAGATACACTACCGGAGCTAATAACAGGCAATTCTGTAACATTTTCTATAGCATTAATACCAGCTTTCTTAGTATTAACTCTATATAATTTACCTGAAACTAATGCAAACGTTTGGTTAGCTACACTAGCAAAACTAACCCCATCTCTTAATTGGTATTTAATACCACCTACATATCCGTCGTCATCATATAGATAAACAGCATCGTAATTAGCTCCTAAATTTTCAGGAGTTCCGTGTTTATTTGAGCTTTTTATAGTCCCTGTTATAGTAGATACATTTCTCAAGTATTGAGCCTCATCACTACTTAATAAATGCCCTTCTCTTACGTTATTCATACCAGTTAGAGTTACCGGCATATCGACTTGAGCCATTGTTGTTCCTTTCATTGGTTGTATATTTGGTTTTAAAAATTCATTCCTGCTAAATATACTATAATCTTTAACAGGCATTAAAGCTTCTGCTGTATTAGCAAAGTTATATTCTCCGTGCAATGGGCTAGTTAAATATAGACCAGGCAAATTCTCTCTAGTTACTCCTATTAGTTCGCTAGAGCCATTAAACATATGTGATGTTAAACTAGAACCCCCAGTTAAACTACGTTCAGTTCGGTCTATTGATAAATTACCGCCAAACATATCTGCTAAAGTTCCTAACCCTTCAGCTATATTATTTAAACTACTAAGTGCTACACTAAAAGCTTGTAGGTTTCTTAAAGCAAATGGTGCTACAGATACTAGGTTTAAAGCTGACAAAGCTATACTAGCTACTGTGGATATAAAACTAGCAACCTTAGCTACGCTGTTTATAGTTTTATAATCAGCGTTAAACGCCTCAAAAGCATCTATAGCCATCTCAGTAGCAAAGCCTACTTCTACAGGGCCTTTTCTAGTATTCATTGTGTGCCAATCAGTGGTGAATTTACCTAGAAAAGTATCACGGGTAGTATCAACCCTATTAACATTACCCATACCAAGATTATAATGCGCTTTTTCTATTTTAGTTCCATACCATTCTTTTGTTTCGGTTATAGTAGTATAATCATAGCCAGGGACTGTGCTTTTACGAGTGGTAAATTTTTCTACAACTTTACTATAATCTAGCTGGCCTTTATCATTTATAGCATAGCTATTAAATGTTTCTCCTACACCAAAAGTGGCTGGAGAACCTTTAGCCATTTGCTCGAAAACACCAGTTTCTTTATAAGACCCGTCCCACTGCCTTTCCATTTTACCTAGTGTTCTACCAGTTACATTATTAACTATGGACCATTCACCTGTCCTTGGAGTATATTGCATAGATAAGGCAGGGTTCCCAGCAAATTCGTATCTGTTGTTTGACCATTTATTGTGACTAGAATATCTACTACCTAGGCTGCCCATATCTACATAGCCTGCAGGACCTGCTTGGCCTACACTAGGACCGACAGTTTTAAATCTATCACTTAGACCTCCAGTATTACCTCTAGTATTACCTCCAAAAGCAGCTCCAAGAGCAGCTCCAAGAGCTCCAAGAGCTCCTCCAAGAGCTCCAGAGTTTATACTTCCTTTAGAGTGGTTTTTACCATCACCGCCACCTCTATTGGCTTTACCTCCCCTACTTCTACCAGAACCGCTAAAACCTCCTGTTCCAGAACGTCGTCCAGGACTTCTACCATTAGCCATATTTTAATCCATTAGATTGTTAATTTCTACAGATACTTTATTACCTCTAAGTAACTCAAATACTCTAGCTAATGTTTTAACGCTGTTATATACGCCTTTAGTATCATAGCTATCTCCCATAAGTATGCAACCTTCTGTATCTTGAGGATAGTTGCCTTTATGTATAAGTATTGCTCTGCTTTTAGATACCTGCTCATTGAATACTATTGGGTGAGGTGTTTTGTATTTAGCTCCAACGTGCCAATCTAAGTAATACTTACCTGCTGGTATGCGTCTATCTTTGTTAGGTGTGGTAGTGTCAGGGCCTGCAGGCTCAAGAGTAAATCCACTCATAAGTTTTTCGCCGTCATTATCAACTATATAAAATTTACCTATAGTTCCGTCATTAATATCCTTAAACCTATCTATTCTTAGTAGCAACATTTTATATCCCTTTCTACAAATTTTACACGCTCTTTATGCTCACCCTTTTTACCTAAATTAAAGCCTTCTACAGGGCGATGATAACCCATCACCCTTGTATAAACTATGCACTTAGTTCTTTTATCTTTAAGAAGCTCTAATATTTCTTTATTAGAGGGTTCTGTCATCGTTTGTAAAGCCACCGAAATCTCCTTTATGTTTTTCAGCTTCGATTTTAGCATCGACCCATTTATCTACCTTTTCTCCAAACCAGGTAGCACCTTTCCAAGCGAAAAATCCACAACCTGCTAAAGCTACTCCGTTCTCTTTCCAAATAAATAATATTACTTCGTAGCTAATCCACCCGAAAAATACAGAGCTAGCTATACCAAGTAATAAATCTATTACTTTACGTCCTAAGCCTTTATCAGGTCGAGAGCCTACATTAAGTAAGCCCCCAATAAACCCGATAGCCAACACCCATTTATACTTGCCAAGATACTCATCTAAGCTATTTAACCACTCCATATACACACCCTTTCAATAAGACCTCTATACTTGAATAATACAAAGTTAATCCTTTAGCCGTGTCCAAGTCAGAGGGGTCATAAACGGGCTTCTCTGGAATTGTTACATTACATCTTACTGGGATAATCTTTTCTTGATATTCCACCTTAGTTACTACTTCGGGCTTAGTTGCACACCCACCTAGGCAAACTATAAGTGTTAGGCACATAATAAATAGCATACATCTAAGCTCTCTCTCCTTTTCTTGTAGCTTTAATATGTTATCTTTCATTGCTAAGTCCTTTATATAAATTTTCATAATATTTTAGCTTAGCTTCGCACTCGGCATTACGTGTTGGCACCTTTATGTATTCTATATGGGTTTTAACTATTTCTTTTTTCTTATACACTTCTGCTAAATCAACCTTAGTTTGTTCTAAGGCTTTATTCTGTTCATTTAGTGAAGTGCGACAACCATCTAAATTATTTTTAGATACTTCAGCTTGTAATTTAGCCACTAGCACCCTCTCACTAGCTTTATCAAGGCTAGATTGTAGAGATTTAATCTCTATATACTGAGTAACTAAAAGAGTTACCAAAGCCCCAGCTACTAGCGAGATTATAACTATTATAGTTTTGCTATTAGCTAGAAAACCTAATACTTTACTCCACATAAGCTATCCTTTAATCTAATTGAGGCATATCAGCTACGGCTTCTGCAAATGATTTAGGCATTTCTCTTTTACCTGATTGTATATCAGCAAGCATTTTAAAGCCCCATTGCCAGACGTGGGCACGCCATTTACCAAATAATTCGCCCTCTTGTCTAAACTCATTATCATAGCCACCATAACTACAAGCCGAAACTATATTATCATAGCCTTTTTCTTTAGCTTTACTATCTAATATAATTTGCACATAATCCTTAAAATCTTTTTCTATCATCTGCAAAGTCTTAGGCTTAATTACGTTATTAATAGTATAATTAGTTGGAGCTTCTGTATATTCTTTCGCAATATATTCAATCTCAGAAGGGATACCTTTAGCCTCAACTTCTATAACCCTCTTATATCCTAAAGATACCAGATACTCGTCTTTAAGAGCTTCAGGATACATATTATCTCCGTTAGGTAAAGTTATAACATCTACATACTCTACCGACTTAGTTTTTAAATTGTATAATTTTGTCATTTTTATTCTCCTATACTATTGTTATAAACCTAGTTATAGTCTATTGTTATTTTAGTTATTTGCAATGAGCCATCTTCGGAAGTCGCATCATAAGGATTAGATATCTGCCACACATTATTGCATATTAAATAACCTGAAACTACACTAAGAGTAATATTTGCAACCTTAATCCCTTTATCGTATATAGTATGGGTAACTTCTCCAGCATCATTTACTCTAAGAACGTATGTAATATTATATTTCTTACTATAAATGTCTAAGTATTTATTAGCTAATGAGTTATCCCATTCACATACGATAAAACTTTTTTCGTTATTAGCAGGGTTATTATAAATAACTTGACCTTTATTATAACTATTTTTTGAATAACAACCTATCATAAATGATGTATTCATTATGCCCGTCCCATTGCTATAGCGGTATCAGCGTATTTAAAATAAGAGAATATCTCAATAGGTTGTAACGCTGTAGGTATCTGTCTAAATTTTAAATCAGCCGCAAATCCTGTTATTTTATTAGCATTAATAACTACAAGAATTCCACTTTGGCCATACGCAACATCATTAAGTGTTAAAACGCCATTACCTTGCATATTAATCATATAATTATCGGCTATTGTTAATGAAACAGTCCCGTTATCAGTATTTAAGCTATGAACTTTACACGAATTTCTTGTATTTCTATCGTATTTAGAATTTACTCCTGCCCAATTTTTAAAAGCTTCTGTATTGGACGCTAAAATTCTACCATCTCGATTGCTAGAAAATAATATACTTGCATTCCCAGAAATATTACTATTACGTGTAATATCATCAACTATTAAAGACGAGAAATTCCCTATACCTGCTCTTATATTTCCTCTACTATCCCTTAATACTAATGTATTTACAACATTTTCTGTATTGGCAGATTTACCGCCTAATGCAGTAGGATTTTTAGCAGCCTCCTCTACGTCTTTAATCTTAGCCATAACCTTAGTTATTGCTATAGAACTAGCGGCTGTAGTGCCATCTTGTAAATCTAATTTATCAGAAATTTTGATTATACCAGCAGTATTTTCAGTTGCATTAACAGCAGTCCATTTAATGTTTGCAGTCTGCGAAGCACTAAAAGCAGTAAAATATGCTTGCTTAACAGCTCTAGCTGTTGCAGCCTCTGTAGCACTATCACTTGTTACGGTATCATTTAATTTAACTATTCCCTCCCGGGTTGTAGATGCTTGCACAGCTGTCCATTTATCATTAGCAACGTTTAAAGCTTGTTCCGCTTCTTTATAAGCTAGATTTACTGCCTTAGATGTAGCCGCAAACTCCTCTGAGGGGCTAGTTATAGAGCTAGAAAGTTGAACAATACCCTCACTTGATGTAGAAGCTTTCTCACCACCTTTTATTGCTACATAAGAGCCATTCCAATGATATAATCGCTTAGTTTGATTATCTATGTATAAAGTCTTATGGTCTCCTGTAGTAGGAAAACTTTCTTTTGAGGTATATGCAGCTACTCCACCACCAGTATCACCTTTAGGTCCTTGTGGTCCAATTGGCCCGATTGGTCCTATTGGTCCTTGAATACCAGCAGGTCCTATAGGGCCAATTCTACCTTGCGGGCCGACTGGACCAATAGGGCCTTGAATACCTGCAGGACCTTGAGGACCTTGGTCTCCCTGAGGACCTCTAGTCATAGATAGCCACTCTCTGCGTCTTTCTTCCGCTTGTTCCCAATATTCTTTTACTTTACGCTCGCTAGTTTGTGCCGCTTCGCAAGCAGCTACGGCGTCCTCGCTAGCTTTTCTTATTTCATTAATTGATTGTATTGCTTGAGCTAATTTAGTTTCTATGGTTTTAAATTGTGCCTCAGCTTCGATAATATGACTATTAATCTCCTCTCCACGAGCTATTTTTGTGTTAAAGGATACTAATGCACTATCAACCGCTTTTTGTAGGACTTTCATAGCGTCACTAAGGTTTGTAATCTCACCTAATACTAAATTAACCGAGTTTAAAGTTGTGCTTGCTTGGGTAGATGAAAATGAGGCACTAGCCGCCGCTTGACTAGCTTCTTGAACTTTACCCTCTACATTAGCTTTTAAAGCATTTAAATCATCTAGCGTTTGAACAGCACTAGCTACCTTATTAACTATTTCGCTTTTAAGCCTTTCAACGTCCTCTTTTACTGTTTTCGCCTCGTTATTATTTGAAGCTAGTTTGTTTAATAGCTCCTCAGCCTTAGCTAAATCATTTTGGACGCTATTAAGTCTTTGACCTAAGGTATGTGTTTCATCGTATGGGAAGTTTTGTGCATTTATTTTAGTTCTTGTAACTTGCACTCCACCCCTAGTTTGAACTACGTTGCCAACTCCTATTTCCATATCCTCTAGGGTCAATTTATTTACATAAATTTCTTTAATGTTAGATGCCATATTCGTCTCCAAATCCCGTTCTATATTGCACTGAATACTCAGCTATACTTTGATAGCCTGATTTTTCGTGTTCCTGGATATTCTCCAACTCTGTTTTATATTTGTTGATGAATAACATACCTTTATTTATATTCTCGCCACGTGTATCATCTAATAGTAACATACCTGAAACATAATAAACTAGTGTAGATTTAAACATTTCATTTAAATCTACATTGTCAGTTTTTTCGCTAACTTGTTTAGGACGTTTTGAGTATTTTATATCTAAAAGATTAAACCCGTCAGCCATTGAAGTCATTTGACCATTTGGTTGCATACCTTCTGGGATATAAATAATGCGTAGGTCATCATCTACTTTTAAGCCAGTGATAATACCATCGATATTATCTCTTGTAACTCCTGGTATATCTATTGCTATACCATAAAGTCCATCGCTAGAAACAAAGTTATTTAGTTGTCTATAATTTGTATAGGTAGGCTCCTCCAACAAAGGATAAAGACTAAGTTCGCGTGGATTGTTGAGGTTGTATATGACAGATTTTAATTTACTGCCAATTTCTTCCTCCCACTGTGGATTTTTGTCCATCGAACTAAATGACTTTACTTCCACAGGCTGGTTATTACATCTAACCCTCAATAGTTTTATAAAATCAGGGTCTGGTATTACTACCTTACGTTGATACGGAACTACAGGGAGAACTAACTCGCCTTTGTTTATATTAACTTTGCGAGCGAGGTCGTCTAAGCCCTCATTAATCAGCTCAATTATACGAGCATCGGTAAATTTTGTATTAGGGACATCACCAACCCTATACCTTACACTTGATATTAAACTAGAAACTAACATCGCTCGCCTTTAGTTCGTAGGATTAACCTACGAACATTCCGTTAAATGTATCAAGAGGGATAAAGCTTATTACAGCATAACCCTCACCTACATTAGCTGCACCCATTGTAACTACACCTGTAACTTCTACAACTTCTTTAGTTACCGTAGGAACGAAAGTAGTTTGTGGAGTTACTTTAACAGTGCCAAGGTCAAACGCAACCGCAGCACCATTAACGCTAAGATTAACGTTACCACCTGTAGCACCCTCTTTAACTACAAGAGTTACACCTGTAATTAGAGAGTTAGCAGGGATTTTAGTTAAAACTACGGTATCACCTGTTTCAACTCCTGCTTCTTTTAAGGCTGAAATCTTAACATTAGCAATCGCAGCCGAAGCCGAATACTTCTTGTTATTACCAAGAAATTTAGTAAAATCTACTCTTTTAGCCATTTATTATCCTTTACTGACTTAGTTTATCGTTATAGGTATCAATAACAGCAACGCCATAGTCCATATTAGCAACTTTAGCCTCTTTATAGTCCTCAACCTCAGCAGTTAATTTACATTTATCGGCTTGCATTGTTAGGAGCATAGCACTCTCGCTTGTGATACCAAAATCTTGGCTCTCTTGGAACTTGTAATCTGGAGTGCTACCCATACCTAGTTGGAATGCACCAGCACCTAAGATTAGACCACGTGAAGCAACTTTACCTGCTTGTGCTTTACCTGTTCCACTAAATGTGCCATTTTCGTCCACAGTTCTAAGACCTTGGATTTCTACCGCAGTTTTAAATAGTTGGTTATTTATAGATGAACCTGCAAATGTGCTAGCCTCCATAATAACAAACGAACCTACTTGAGTTACGTTATGGCTAATTAGTGCATTGCCTATACCGCGAACTTCTGCGTGTTGATAAACCCTTTGGAACTTCTCGTCTTTAAGTAGGTCAGCAATTTGGAATGAGTCCAAAACCAATAGCCATACTTTTCTACCATCAGCTAGTTTAAATGGTTTCATTGGGCTTCTGCGTCCACCAACTGTATAACCTATACCTGTCTTAACGATTGTTTCCATATTAACTAGAAACTCCCAGCTAAGTTTATCAGTTGCAGTTAATGCACCGATTGTAGCTTTGTTACCAGGGCGAATTACGTGAGTAGGAGCTTGATTTCTTAGATAACCTTGACCTAAGTCAAAGAACATCTGGTCTTTAGCTCTTACGAAGTTGTCCGCTAGTTTTTCACGGCTATCTGCGTGTGTGCTAAGGTCGATATCACCTATAGCCTCTGCATCAAACTCCATACCATTATCTACGGTATAGCGTCCAAACTCTAGTGTTAAGCTATCACTGAACTTCATTTTCGCTGGGCTGTTACCGAACGCTTGCTCTTTACCTCTAAAACCTGCCGTAGCTAGGTTACCACTATAGTCGAATATGATATTATGACCTACTTTTGCGTTAAAATCATTTTTCTGATAAATAATCGCATCGTGGTTATTACCAGTTAAGCCTCTCCAGAAACTTTCTGAGGCTTTTTGTATCATACCCTCGACCATCCAGCCTTTACGCTCAAGAGCGTTGCCGTATCGAAGGATACCTGTGCTTTGTTTTGCCATTTTATTTCCTTTTAGAACGTTATAGTTTTCTCATTATCCAAAATATTGGACACCTCTGCTTTAGCAGGAGCATTGCTCGAACCTCTAACACCGCTAATATTAGTGCCATTTGCTTGAGGCACCTCCCTAGCTAGTGTTTTCTCCGAAGCCGTAAGGAATTTCTTAGTTAAACCTAAGAACTCCTCGAAAGAAATTTCTCCCTTTGCTAGCCTTTTCATATACAAAGGAGGAATTTGGTCTGCGATTTCGTCCTTTGTAAGATTAAGTTCAGGATTAGCGGTAATAAATTCCCTTAGCTGCTCAGCTAATCTCTCCCTCTCAAACTCTTCTGCACTAAGGCTTTTAATACGCTCTAGCTCCTTAACTATACCGTCCTCAAACTGCTTCTTAGCAGCTACCTCATAGGCATCTATTTTAGTTCGCCATTGGTCTGGGTCAGTTAGTTTTAGAGTATCTAGCTCGTCCTGTTGCTCAGGAGTGAGCTTTATTTGAGCCGCAACCTTATCACGCAAAAACGTAGCTTGAGCTTCCACAGCTTTCAACTGCTGTTGGCTCTTGGTGAAGCCTGCGACAGTGCCGCGTCTCCTTTTTTCTGCCTCAATCAACTTACCCTTGTAGTATTCTACCGCGTCAGCGTCTTTTGGCATATTCTCCTCAATATTCTTAAGGAAATTAGAAACGTCATAGTCCTTATCGCCTGTGCTGGTAGCAGTATCTAGTGTTTCAGGAGTTTTAACGTCCTGTTCTGGATTACCATTTTCACCCATTTTATAGCCCTTTCTCTAGTATTTTGTAGTCAGTATATCATATTATAGCTTAAACTGAGCTTAAAGCCCTGAATACTCATCATCTTGGTAATAATCATCAGGGTAGCCCATCTCGTCATCAGTTAATAGCTCTTTTTTAGTGTAATTTGCCGCTATGGCTGTATAACGCAAGCTATCTGTATAGTTTGAAGTCCAATCGTGTTCAGGCGTTCGTAGTGAAACACCTAATCTAGTGTCATACTTCCAGTGGTATTGCTGTATAGCTAGGAGCAACGTTTCACAACTATCATCTATTAGTGCAACGTTCAGAAAATCCCTTGTAGCACTTATACCATCTTCTATGCTTATGCGTTTAAGAACTCGTGCAGGCACTCCAAGCTCCAGAAACTTCTCTAATCTAGTTTTACCAGTGCTAAACTCCCTAACCATCGCATCGTGTGGCAGAGCTACGTCCTGGATATCATACCCTTTATCCCTCTTAAGTGCCCACATAACCTCAACATAATGCTCTAAATTTTCCCCGCTAGCGGCATAGCAGTCTATAACCCTTGGGACACCATCCACAACCTGCGAAAAAACTAATACCGTTTCGTCATTAACACCTATATCATAGGTAACTAGGACTGGTAGCCCGTGATAGTGTAAGTTAGGTAGCACTCTCTTGGACGAATAAAGTGCGTCATACTCTTTCTTGTAGATAGAACCCTCTAGCGACTGCTCGAACGCCTCCTCTGGTGTCGTAGGATACTCCTGCTTTATCTCGTAACCTAGCTCCTCATACTTAGACGCATACCACCACTTCTGTGAGTTAGTTAGTGTTATGCCATACTCCTGCTCAACCTTCGTAAAATACTCCCGCATCGCCTCATTTATATCTACTCTTGAGCTAAGGTTGCAGTCCGGGTCCTCCACCCAGCTGAGAAACACCGCCTGAAACTCTAGCTGGTTGAGGTCCCGGGAGAGTTTCGCTTTATTATACGCTTTAAGCCACATCTCGTAAAATAACCCGTTACGACCCTCAGCCGTGCTCTCGATAGTTATCTTATTATCCTTACCTACAGCCTGAAATGCACCAGTCTTTAGCTCTTTCGCCTTGTCTGGATATTTCTTAGCTATCTTACCTAGCTCGGACACGTGTAATCCCTGGAGTGTATCACCACGGAAGTTACCTATTTTTAGGATAGAGCCATTTGAGAACATCATACGCTTTGAGTTGTTCGCCACCAACTTAAGGTTCAGCAAGGTCTTTACGTCCGGATCTAAGTCCTCCCACATCAGTAGTGCCCTATCAGACAGCTTCTCAGCTTCGTCCTGACCATAGCTCTGGATACCAGCCTGAAATCCTGGCTTGAACAGGCAGTCATCTAGGTAATATGCCAGAAATAGCGTCGATATACCCTGCTGCCTGCTCTTAAGTATTATTTTGCGGTTGTGTTTAAACTGCGTAAGCACCTTGTTCTGGCTGTGATTTAGTGTCAATATCCTCTTAACGCCGTTCTTATCCCTGATTGTATAGAGGTTATTCATTCTCCACAACTTAGACCCGAGCTTACTATCCATAAACTCTTGTTGCTCTTGGGTGAGCGTTGTCTGTGCAGCCGAATATTGTTCTGTAAGCTCCCTAGACTTCAGCTCGTCGTTCTTATCCTCAGCAATCATCACGGAACCTATCCACCAAGTTCTGTATAGCTATGTTTATCACTGGAGTATTATCCTTAGGTCTTAAGTCTTTGTAAGTCGCCTCTATCGCTGTGACCGAACTAATAAGGTCCTTAAGCTCCTTAGTATCTCCAACCATCGACATCATATCTAGGGCATAATCTACGGCTTTCTCCTTGAACGAACTAATTTTCTCCAATATCCTAGTTACGCTCTCGTCCTGCTCTGCTTCGTTGAGGTCTTGCGTTGCTGGTTGAGCTATAGTTACTACCGCAGGCGTTAGGGTTGGTTCAGTCCTGGATGCAGGTGTTTTGTTAAGAGCTGGTATGATAGTAACTCGCGGCTTAGTTAGCCACTCAGGCTCTCCCAGCTGCTCCTTAGTAATTTTATACTTATCTAATATTGTATCTAGCTCAGCCCCTGCTTCATACTCTAACTTCATAAGGTTTAAGAGTGCAACTGGGACTGGCTTCGGTGCTTTAGCCACGGATACTCCTTTATGGTTTTTCTGTAAGTATAGCTAAGTTTAACTTAAGCTTTGCTTACGTAGCTAATGATAGCTAGAGTTGCTGGCCGTAGTTGATATTCTATTAAGTTTAATTAAAATTGTGTTGTAATTAAAGTTAATTGAATAATAATTTAGTGAAAATTTTTATATTTTTTGTATTAGGGATAAGCTGTTAGATTGATGAGGTGTGTCCGTTGCTATTATGTTAGATTGTGAGTAAGTTTGTTAAATTAAATTTAATTGAATAA